AGTGTTCAAGAGGAATTTGTTGTAGATAGCACAAAAGGATCATTGGGACTTAGATTTTTAAATAAAGATGTGGATGGCAACTTTCAAGTTTTAAAAGAAACTGATATTGATCCCAGTGTTACGATTAGAAGAGAGGACTTAGGACCATCTAAACCACCAGAGGGACTCAATGCTTTTTTAAATGAAGAGATATTAAGAGTTGCAAAAGACTATGGACCTAATGAAGTGGTGTTTAGAAAAGAAATAGCACCAGATCAGACCATGGAATACTTCGTAAATGTAAAACAAGGTGATGTAGTAGATCAAAAATTTGACCTTGTGCCTTTGGGTGATGCAGATAGAGCAGAAAATGCAACTATTATTATTGAAGAATACAATCCGCAAAGAGTTAAAATGAACGTATTAGTTTTACCTGAGAGTAACAAAGACAAGCCAATGTACTTGTTTAAGAAAAAGAAAGGTGGCATTATGCCAGATGATAGGTTAGTTTCAATTACAGATATTTATGGTGATTATTAATGGCAGAAAAATTTGATAGCACTGCAGACGTGCCTTATTTAGCACGTGATGCAAAAACAGTTGGCCCAGGTGGTGGCGAAGATTTATTAGCAGAAGATGTAGGAACTACAGTTGACCTAGTGCAAACAGATGAGACACCTGACGTTGAAATAATGGATGACGGCGGTGCTACTGTTGGTGAAGAAGAGCAAACACAAGAGGTTGGCTTTTTAACAAACTTAGCAGAAGTCTTAGAAGAGGGTTACTTGCAATCCTTATCTAATGAATTATTAGAAAAATTTGAAAACGACAAAAGCTCTAGAGAAGAGTGGGAGCAAGGTTACACTAAAGGTTTAGATCTTTTAGGTTTTAAATATGAAGAACGCACCAGACCTTTTAGAGGTGCATCTAGTGTTAATCATCCTATGTTAGCTCAAGCTGTTACACAGTTTCAAGCCATGGCTTATGTTGAATTATTACCAAGCGATGGGCCTGTAAGAACTCAAGTTGTTGGTGCTAATAATGAAAAATTACAACAAGCAGCAGAGCGTGTAAAAGATTACATGAACTACGAGATTACTCATGTCATGGAAGACTACAATCCAGAGATGGATCAATTGTTATTTCAACTACCTCTCTCAGGTAGCTCATTTAAAAAAATATATTTTGATGAAGTTTTAGGAAGAGCTACATCTAAGTTTATACCCGCAGAGGATGTTATTGTGCCTTATGGTGCATCAGACCTAGACAGTTGTGATCGCATTACACAAATCGTAAAGCTATCTCAAAACGATTTAAGAAAAAAACAAATATCAGGATTTTATAGAGACATAGATCTTACAGCTTACGAAGGCTATGAGGCATCAGATATACAAGAAAAAAAGAATGAGATTGATGGTGAGAGACCAAACGATTACAGCTCTGATGACATGACTGAACTTCTTGAAATGCATATTGATTTAGATTTAGAAGGTTATGAAGATATTAATCCAAAAGATAATCAACCCTCAGGTATAAAATTACCTTACATCGTAACCATAGATCGTGGATCTAATAAAGTTTTATCTGTTTATAGAAACTATAATCAAGAAGATGCACTGAGAAAAAAGAATGAATATTTCGTACATTATAAATTTTTACCTGGTCTAGGATTTTATGGCTTTGGTTTAATTCACATGATCGGTGGCTTGACTAGAACGGCTACTACTGCATTGAGACAATTATTAGATGCAGGAACTCTATCTAATTTACCTGCAGGTTTTAAATCTAGAGGACTAAGAATACGTGATGACGATCAGCCTTTGCAACCTGGTGAGTTCAGGGATGTAGATGCACCTAATGGTGTCATAAGAGAAGCTCTTATGCCCTTACCATATAAAGGACCTGACCAAACATTATTTGCATTATTAGGTTTTTGTGTAGACGCTGGTAAACAATTTGCAGCAGTGGCTGATATGCAGTTGTCTGAAATAGGTAGTTCGCAAACACCTGTTGGCACAACTATGGCGTTAATGGAGCGTGGCACAAAAGTTATGTCCGCTGTTCATAAAAGACTACACTACGCACAGAAAAAAGAATTTAATCTACTAGCAAAAATATTTCAGCAAGTATTACCGCCTGTATATCCTTACAACATAGCTGGTGGGCCAAGAGAAATTAAAGTTTTAGATTTTGGCGATGCAATCGATATTTTACCTGTATCAGATCCAAACATATTCTCAATGTCACAAAGAGTGACATTAGCTCAAAATCAATTACAACTTGCACAATCTAATCCACAGATTCACAACTTATATGAGGCTTACAGAAGAATGTACACTGCATTAGGTGTTAAAGATGTTGAACAGATATTACCTATTCCACAAGGGCCACAACCTAGAGATCCTGCACAAGAACATAGCGTGGTTTTAATGGGTCAACCACTTCAAGCATTTATGGAACAGAGTCACGACTTACATATAAAAGCTCATAGAACTTTTATGTCATCATCATTAGTAAGAACAAACCCAATGGCTGTAGTAAATTTAGTTTCACACATTAATCAACACGTTTCCATGTTAGCTATGCAGGTTGTGGATAGAGCAATGGTAGCTGAAGCAGAAAAACTTCGTCAAGAGTTTGGTGATCAAGTGCCTCCTGAGGCGATACAATCTCTACAGGCTAGCAGACAAATGCTTATTGATGAACAAATTCTTAAAATTACAGAAACTATGGTTGCTGAAGAGGCAGAAGCAATGCAAGAACAAAATATGGACCCACTTGTTTTACTAAAACAGCAGGAATTAGCATTAAGACAACAAGATTTAGAGCTAAAAGCACAGCAACAAGGTGAACAACAGGGTCTGAGAGAGAACCAATTTGAGTACAAACAGGATTTAGACGCTATGAAACTACAAAAAGACTACGATTTAGCAGATTTAAGGGCTCGAGTAGCTTTGGAGAGGACAAATGCCACTAAACAAGAAGGGTAAAAAGATAAAAAAGGCCATGGCAAAGACTTATGGCAAGAAAGAAGGTGCTAAAGTGTTTTATGCGAGTATAAACAAGGGAAAAATTAAAGGAGTAAAGAAAAAATGATGAATTTTTTAGTTGGCCCCATCGCAAATATGGTGGGAGATGCCGTAAAAGGCTTTGTTGAGACAAAAAAAGCAAAAGCAGACCTTAAATTAACTGAGATTAAGGCACAAAAGTCTTTGAAAGAGCAGCAGATTGCTGGAAAAATTTCGTGGGAGGCATCTGCAGTAGACCAAATGAAGGGAAGCTGGAAAGACGAGTTTGTTTTACTAGCTTTAATGATACCTGCAATTTGTGCGTTCTTGCCTTTTATGCAACCACACATTGAACGTGGGTTTGCAATCTTAGAAACTTTACCAGAGTATTACACGCATCTATTATATCTTGCGTGTTCTGTATCATTAGGTGTTAGAGCAGCACCAGGTGTAAAAAACATAATATCAAAGGCAAAAAAATGATGGGAGTATGTATGAAATGCGATTGTCCGTGTCATTGTACACAATCTTGCAATGAATGTGGGTGCGTAGGGTGCACATGTAAAAATGAAGAGACTGACGAAGACAGTTCCTCCTAAAAAAGGACCACAATCACAAGGGTTGAAAATCCCACCTAAAAATATACAAATAGTTAAGACAAAGAAAAAAGGAACTTAACTATGAAACACAGTTATTTCAAAATACCTGGGTGGTTTAATTACTCAGAAACTTACGACATGATTGTTGATCAAATACCTGAGGATGGAAAGATTGTAGAAATAGGATCTTTTATGGGTAGATCAACACATTACTTAGCAACATCTTTAATGAATGCAAATAAGGAACAAGTAAAAATTTATGCTATAGATACTTTTGAAGGTTCATCTGAACATATCAATTTAAAAATACCTAAAGACTTTTCTTCAATATTTAAAGAAAATTTAAAATTTTTTATTGGTAGAGAAATGGTTATACCTATGCAAGGTAGATCTGATGATCCTGAAATATTAAACAGGTTTAAAGATGAAGATATTGATTATATTATGGTAGATGGTGCTCATGAATATGAGCCTGTTCTTGATGACATGGAAAATTGGTGGCCAAAACTTAAAAAAAATGGAGTGATGTTTGGTGATGATTATAATCTAGAGTCTGTTAAAACTGCTGTAAGAGAACGTATGACCACTCTACAAACACATGGATATAGTGTAAATGGTAGTATGGAACAAACATGGTTTACTAGTAAAAATGATGACTATAAAAAATTTGAAAAATGTGTTCCAGGTATGAATAGTCTTAAATGAGCACACGAGTAATTTACGAGTTTCAAAAACAATTAAAATTTTACAGATCACAACTTCATGATCATTTGACACAAGGGGTTGAAAGTTATGAAGAATATAAGTATATTCAGGGTAAGTTACATATGATAGACATATGCCAACAGGAACTTTCTCGCCTGCTGGACGAACAGGAGAAAATAGATGACTAAGACTTTATACGTGCCGGACCACATAATGGAAAAATATAATAATCCTAATGAAGGTGTTAAGGCAGACAGAACAGAATTACAAAAATTACCAAAACCAGTCGGTTGGCGAATATTGGTATTACCCTTTAAAGCAAAACAACAAACTAAAGGTGGAGTTTTATTGACAGATAAAACAATAGAAGATTCTCAATTGACCGCATCTGTTGCATTAGTATTAGACACAGGTGATGATGCATACAAAGATAAAGAAAAGTTTCCTAATGGACCTTGGTGTAAACAAGGTGATTGGGTCGTGTTTGGCAGATACGCAGGATCAAGACTAAAGATTGAAGGAGGAGAGGTCAGGTTGCTTAATGATGATGAGATACTCGGAACTGTTGAAACACCTGAGGATGTATTAACAATTATATAACATGGGAGGTTAACCATGCAAACAGAACTTAAAACTGTAAAAGATGAAAAGCTCGTAGATCTTGATGTTTCAGGCGAGGGAGCAGAAATCGAACTAGAAGATAAGTCTCACGGCGCAGTAAAACCCGATAAGTATGAAGAAGTAAAAACTGACGAGAAAGATCCGTTACAACCTAAGGTTGAGGTGCAAGATGAACAGTCAGAAGAGATGGATCAATATTCTGATAAAGTAAAAAAAAGAATTGATAAATTAACATACAAAGTTAGAGAGGCAGAAAGAGAAAGAGAAGCTGCCTTACAATTTGCACAAAATGTGCAAAAAGAATTGAATGAAGCCAAAAATAAGGCTTATGACATCGATAAAGGTTACATGTCTGAAAGTGAGGTCAGGAATAAAATGGCCTCTGACTTAGCTAGACAAACTCTTGTTGCTGCAAGAGAAGCGGGTGACCTAAACAAAGAAGAAGAGGCAAGAGCTGCTTTAACTAAATTAGATTTAGAATCTGAGAGAATAAGAGTTACAAAGCAGAAGAAGGAGCAAGAATATGAAAACTTCCAAAAGGAAATGGAAAACCAACAGCAAACCTATCAACAACCCATTGCTCAAAGACCACAGCCTTCACAGAAAGCTGTTGACTGGGCTGAAAAAAATACTTGGTTTAAGTCGGATCCTGAAATGACAGATTACGCACAAAGAATACATCGTGGTCTAGTAGCAGAAGGATTTGACACAGAATCGGATAACTATTACAATGAACTTACTCAAAGAGTAAAATTAAAGTTTCCTGAGTCTTTTAATGACTCGGATCAGACAACTAGAAGCGCTAAAATCGCCCAACCAGTCGCTTCTGCAAATAGGTCTGCAACCACTGGGCGCAAATCTGTTAGGTTAAGTCCTAGTCAGGTAAAAATAGCAAATAAGCTTGGAGTTCCTCTAAGTGAATATGCTAAGTACGTATAGGAGGTACACATGACAGATATAAAAACACCAAGAAGTGCACAAACAAGGGCTAAAGAGGAAAG